ACTTTTCAAATTGTAAAAGGAATAAATGTTGATACTGGTTTTTTCTCAGGCTGTACATTTAAAGAATCAAAATATACCTTCGCAAACCAGTTCCCTAGAATCAAAGCAGAATAAGAGTCTTTACGCGCTCTGTTCGGTCCTTTTTGTCTTCTGATGTTTTGGGGCAGATTGAATGACTGCGAACCTTGGGGGTTTGTGGCGACCTCAATGTTAGCACATTCTGACTTTGTAAGTTCAATGTTACTTTTCTGTTGATCAAGAAGGTCAATCATTTTTGCCCCTTTGGAACTAGCTGTAATTTTATTATCCCACTTTATCTCATCAATAGGTAAGTTCTTTTTCCTTTGCTGGTCAAAGTGATCGTCTACCGCTCTGGAAGCAAATAGTATTCTTTTATGGTCTATCGCTGCTTGCAACATCTCATTACCGCTTCTAATCCAGTTAACTGTAGGTTTTCTCAAGATACAGTATTTTCTTTCCTTTTGGTTGTATTGATTCTTAAACTGCATAATATCATTATGCCATTGATCAGGTTTTTCTAAGTCTACCTCTATAACCCCTATATCAACCTTAGCTTTCTTAAATAACTCACTTTCATTACAAGAATTAATAAATTGAACTCCTCCGTTGTAGTCACCGCATATCCCAACAATGTTAAAAGATTCTATAAGATACAGAAAGTACTTCATATGGTCTTTTAAGGACACTCCAGCCAAAGCATAACTATGAACAAGGCAAACCTTCTGCTCTTCCCTCAGAACCTTAAATACGTGCATAGCGAAGTGGTCAGCACTTGTGTTACCCGCCCAGTTAGGGTCAAAAGCAAGTAAGTAGTCATCACTTGGGTTTCCTACGACTTCAACAGCAGGAAATTCTCCATCAGCAATAGTGCAAGCCGCCATTTTAGACAATCTAAAGTAACCATCACTCTCATCTACAAATTGAGCACCAAACTCTCGTTTGAACTGCATTTCGGACATAGTTTCTTTCGCTTGTTTGAGTAAGTTTTGATCATATAACCTAGTAGGAGCACAATCATAACTTAACTGCATTATTAATCTATAAGCATCATCAGCAGCTTGTTCATCATCATCATCATCATTATTTCTATTTTGATCAAATTCTCCAAGAATAAGTCCCTCATACTTCTTGTAGAGCTTAAACATATACTCAAATTTGAAGGATGGAGATGAAAGTATTATCAATTTATTATTCGGCCATACATACCTATCTTCCTCTTTCAGCTCGCCCTTGTCGATAAGGCGGGATTCTAGTTTATGTAGTTCCTCCCTTTCAATAGGATTCTCTACAACTCCAAGGAATGGTATGATAACTTCATTGAATATCTTTTCTGGTATTGTTAAGAACTCATCTAACACTATCCTATTAAATCGAAATCCACGTAACCGTTCTCCGTTAGCTAACGGCAAAGCTATGGCGCGGCTATTACCAATTTTCAAGGTCCACTGGTCAGTTCCTTTTGTGATTTTAACCCCGCATTCTTTTACAAGCTTTGCCTCTGGCTTACTAAGGATATCTTCCATCTTCTGGAAAATTTGTTTTGATTGCCTAAAGCTACCTGCAATAACACCTATATTTGCACTAGGGTTTAGTAAACATTCAAGTAACACATAAATAGCTGTAGAGAAAGTCTTAGACATACCACGGGAGAATACGAACATCGAATAGTCCGATACCATCATACCCTTGATAGCCATAGCCTGAAATGGGAATAACTTTACCCCCAAAAATAATTCGGAGGTAAATGCAATATTCGCTCTTAAGAACTTATATAATAAATACTTAGCTTCCTCGTCTGGCAAGTTGCCATCAAGTGTTTTTAAGTATGAATTAAATTCGTTTGCGGAATAATCATTTCGATACCGCTGTTTTCCTTTCTGCCATGCCATGAACTTTTTTCTCTAAATGGTATTGAACGTCAACGTGCCACAAACGTTGCCCGTGATATAATATCTTAGGTATAATCTTCTTCGCCCCCGCTCTTGAGTAAGCAAAAACAAACTGTATGTTTTCTGGGTAGTCTACCATAAGACTACGGACATTATGCCACAAGTAACCTAAGTTTGATTTAAACTTCGATACTTTGTTGTCTTCTTCGATTTTTTCAATAGATGACTCGACAACAATGAACATGTAAGAATTAAACTGGACACAACGATCCATTTCGCGCCTGAATCTTTTGATATCTTTTCCGAAAGTTTGTCTAAAATCATCTTGAGCTTTTCTATCTACAAAGGTTTTTGAATAATATTCTCCAGCAGCAGTATAATCACCGAAGTCTAACTTGTTCTTTACACTATTATCTAAGTTGAGGGGTTTTTGTTCTCTAGTATCTATAAAAATTTGCATATCTTGACAATCTGTCTCCCAAAAGTTCTTTGGTAAGTTTTTGGTAAACCAAGAGTCTACACCTAGATCTTCAGAGAACTCAGAGTAAGATGTCCACATTTTGCGGTAGTAATCAATATTAGGCATTTGGGCCAGCATGTAGTATAAGTCTGGTGGAGTGAACTTAACATTCTTATTCTCAAACCTTTTGCGAGTATATTTGATTAAGTGATTTTTGGCTTTGATGGGAGATGTCGTCTTTAACCAAGATAAATAATTATCTACATTGTTGAAATCTTCTGAGAAATATTGATCGTAGTTTTTGAATTGTAGCAATTCGTTTGTGTAAAGATCTCTTCTAGCATAATAGTCCACATAATACTCCCCAATAGAAGTGCTATGTGCTTTAAGATGGGCGTGGAAACTCCTGCGGTTGTCAAAGGACTTACCACACACTCTGCAAACAAACTCGCTCATAATAATTCTTTTTTGGATATACCAAGCACTCGTGCTTTGTAGTCATCCATATTCTCTAACCTATCAGCCTCTTCTTCAATTAATTTATTCTGAAGTTCGGCCATCATGATCATACGGTCACGTTCTTCACGCTCTTGGAAGGCTTCAACCAGAGCAAAGATAGATCCGTTTTCTTCGCCTTTAGCTTTCAACCTCGCAGTTCTAGATCCATTCAAGTCTTTTGTCAATGACTCAATACGCTTCTCACACTGGTTAAGCTCTTCACTAGTAGCTTTGATAATCTCCGTCAGACGCAATGTAATGTCTCTTTCGTTGTCTTGGTCGTCTAGTAGTGCATTAAGCTTGTCAATACGCATCTGGATGTGTTTCTGGCGCACGTAGTTAGCACACACGGTCACATATAGATTCAATTCGTCGTTAGTGAGGTCAGGCTTATCCCAAACAGCACGGACAAACTCACTTTCGAATAAGTCTCTGTCAGCTAGAGTAGTATACTGATTAATAAAATGGTTGAAGCGAGGGCTTTTAAAATAAATAATTAATTGCTCTACTAGTTTCTTTTGTTTTGTTTGGAGGGTTAGTTCCTCTAGACTAGTGCCACAGAAATTGTTTATCTTGACAACCGCTCTGTTTATAGATTTAGGTGGAGTCCATTTTTCTTTTGTAACAATCTCGTTATCATCTACAATCTCTGGCCTATAAGTTTTTAAGAAATCGACAATAACTCTATGCTTAATACTTAAAGGCTGAACGTCACGGTCTTTAAAAGTGAGTCGAGCAATCTCTAGAGCATTCATCCCAACCTCAATATTGTCAGTCATCAAAAACTCTTTCTGTTCTTTGTTAAGATGAACTTGTTCTACTTTGGGGACAAGAGATGTATTTGCTTTTTTGTCCTGTTCTGCTAAGAACTTCCTCACTGCACGGCCCTGCTTAGACCTCCCATCAATAGTATCATCTCCAAATACTTTGCGGGTTATAAACATTAAATCTGGGTTCTTTTTAAACAGCTTAAGAATCTCCTCTTGCTGCTCCTCTGTTAAATCATATATCATTACAAATCCTCTTCTTTTACTAGCTTTGCTGCTATGTTATAAAACTTTTTCTTCAGGTTGTTTATTTGTTTGTATCTAGGTGTCTTTCTTTTACTTGTGTCTCGCTTAAACCCAAACTTCTTGGCGACCTCTACTTCATCCACATGATCTATAAACAAAAGCTTGTATATTTCTTTATGCTTGTCGTTCAACTCAGACATAACTAAAAGATGTATCTTAGCTGCTTTCTTATCATAATCTAACTCGTCTTCATTTACTCTATCCCTAACCGAAATTAAAGAATCCAAGGAGACTGGCATCTTTAAGTTAAATGCATTTTGTTTCTTATTCTTCCATTTAGCAAAGTCATCACACTCTTCATCTTGCTCCTTACTCTTAGTAAAACCACACTCCTCTCCACCCAAATAAAAAGAACACCGCAAACATGGTTTAGCAAAGTTCCCATAGTGATTCCTTATCAGATTCTTTATCTGATTACTAATCAACATAGAAGCCCAAGGCTTAAATGCTCTCTTCTGGTCCCACAAATGCCACTTTTTATAAATATGAGTGCGGATTATTTGAGATACATCATCATAATCCAACCAAGCTATGGAGTTAAGCTGCCACTTGGCCCTATACCTACTTAAAAGTTCTTCGATTTCTGGAATAAGGTCTTCGTAACTCTTATCCATCAATGTCTTGGACTCTAGATGAAGCGCAATCAGCTTGACTTTGTTTAATCATAGCATCGCCATTAGGTAGATTTGATGCTGGTCTAGACATCCTACTCCTATTCGCGTCTTCTGGGGTCGCAGACTTCCACAAATCAGTCAAAGTTGTTTTTTGTGTGTTTGCTTCAGCTACAATATCTTTTTTCATTTTGTCCAAGTCAAAGGAACGAGAACCTTCTTCCTCATATTCAATTTCAGCAACAGCTTCTTTACGAGCTTTTGCAGGAGCGGATGCTCCAATCGTCGTACCACACGACGAACAAAACTTGGGTTTGGTCACCTCGTACACGTTTTTGTGACCGCAGGAAGAACAGAAAACTTTATTCATATGAAATTTTATTGATTTGGGGCTAATAATTCAATTTTTTCTACAAGATATGTAATAATTTTATCTCTTATCACATCTTCTTTCCCAAATTCTACACTATACACTCCTTTTTTGGAACTCTGCTCGTCTTCAAATAAAGACTTAAGCCTATCAAAACCACTATTCCTAATGTCACTCTGCAAACTATCCCCACACACAAACAACTTACTCCCACGACCAATCCTTGTAAGCACAGTAGTCAATTCTCTCACACTCATATTCTGAGCCTCATCAACAATAACCACCTTATCCCTCCAAGTACATCCGCGCAAAAAGTTAATCGGCTCTGCTTCCAGTACCCTTTTGTTTTTTAATTGCTCTTTCTCTGGCTTATTTAATAACTCATCAATCTTATCTAAAAGCGGAGCCATATATGGACCAAACTTATCATCCATATCACCTTTCAGAAAACCTATCCCCCTATCCGCACTCTCCACCACACTACGCAAATACAATATTTTTAAGTTTTTATCCGAATTATATAAATCTAAAGCACTATATACTGATAAAAATGTCTTCGCTGTCCCCGCTGGCCCTCCCAAAAACACAATCCGTGTTTTGTCATCAGTCATGATGTCATAGAATTCCTTTTGTTTCTTTGTCAATTCAATATGACCCAACAATAAGCTATTATCTTTTGCCATTTGTTTTTATCTATTACACACCAAAGCATGTAGTTTCATTTTATTATATGGCGCACCGACACTTTTTATATCAAAATCAACTTCTTTATAGCATTCACCACCCCCCGCGCTGTGTGTGTCAAGCACAAAAGTCAAAAGGTTTAAGAAAACCCCTCCCCTAAAAATAATGTCAGATAATACAAAAAAAAGCTTTTAATTGTCAGGCATCTGTGCTATACTACGCGCATGAACGAAATCAAAACTTCCTTAGTCTCCAACCTTACATTCATTGAAATAGCTGATACTCTTCGCCCTGATCAGTGGGCCGATTGGTATGTCGAATTCTCTTACCAAGGGAAAGAATATGAAGGCTCCTTACAGGCTGGAGTTCACAATGCAGAAGATTTTCACCACGATGTGATCGAATACGTTGAAGAAAAATAATTCATTTAATAGCAAAAAAAGCTTGCACCACTTAAAAAAATAAAGTAGAATACACGCATGACAGCAAACAAAGAATACTACCGCAGCGTAACTTGGGACGATGGTCGCACAGTCAGATTCAACGATGACTTTGAGGTCGAAGGCTTCACCAAGGTCACCGATGTCTGGCCTTCCGAAAGTTCTATAGCTATGAACCTTGAACAGCGCAAGGCTTTAGGCGGTGGCAAGTCCTATGGCTATCGCTACAAGTCTATGTCGAGACAGGATTGGTATGTAGATTTCGACGCAAAAGCTTACTGGGCTTCTGATAATGTCTAAAAAAAAAGAATAAAAAACCCTTGCACAGAATAAAAATCTAAGCTATACTACACCCATGACTGAGACAGATACCACTACCGACTTCGACAGATTCAACAATGAGCGCACCGCAGCAAACGCGATGAGGAGCGAGCTTTGCTTCATCACTGGTTTACTCAAATTCGATAACCCAGAAGTCGCAGAAAGAATTCAAAAGGCTCTTGATACACACAAGCAAGAGAGAGATCAAGCATGGGGATTCTAATCCGCACCACCACTAACACTATGAACTTACATAACTTCAAAGACCAAGACACCAAGGGCAAAGCCATTCTAATTCTCACTTACCCTTTCGCCATTGGTATTCACTTAGGTGAATGGCTTAGGGAGCGAAAGCTCAAGCGCATGATCAGGAAATGGATCGGAGCCGCTTGTAAAAATCCCAACGGACACGAAGCAAAGATGGTTAAGGAGTGGAGCAGTGAGCTTCGCTGGATCTACGGCAAGTAAACAAAAATAAGATGACTAAAGAAACACCACAAGCAAAAGAAAAGAGAATTCACGATTGGGCCACTGGCTCTATGCAATTAGAGTTTGACGGAGAGAACTACTTTAAACTTAACCCTTGGAGAGAGATGAGGGTTGATGGTAAGAAAGTTCCTAACCCAGACTATGGCAAGAAAATGATTATCCCTCGTGATAAGATAGACGCAGACATGGAGTTTGCTTTCGGAAGTTTCGCTCAGTATGGGTGCGACTAAAAAAGATTCGTCAAGTGAGTACAAACACGGTTAAGCGATCCGCAAGACGTTAAATAAGGAGTGATCGTGGGTCTGGCATAGCCCTCGCAGAAATATGCCACCATTTTAAATCAGAACGGTGAGAGTGTCAAGCGTTTTAGGGTAAAAAAAATAAATAAAAACATTTAAATAAAAAACGCTCTAACTCACTGAGCGACAACGACTTAGCGCGGAGCGCCCCGCCCCGCCCCGCAACTGACTGAGTATCAACGACTTACGAGGATTTTTCCCATAGTATAATCTGACCCCATGTCAAGCTTTTTGCCAAAAAAAATAAATTAAAAAAGATTTAAAAAGGAGTTGACTCTGCCTCTAATTCAACTATACTTCTCACATGACACAGCAACAAGAATACCAGAAAGAACTTAAGTCTCAAGCTCGCAAGCTCCTCTCTTACCGCTTCGACAAAGATATGCAGTTTATGCCAGTAAAGCAGACTCGCATCATGCTTTCCAAAAGCAACAAGATCGCCAAGCTGCTCATCAACTCCTCTAAGTAATATGAAAACCTTTCTCTGCCTCTCTGGCCTCACTCTGCTCATGGTAATCGCTGGAAACCTTGAGCTTCGGGAGTGGGAGCAAGATCAAAAAATAAAAGCAGAAAACCGCCGAAATATCCTCGACAAGATCTCTCAAAACCTTTAAAATACCCCTGATGAAAAACACCACATTACCTAACTTCCGCACTTACAGAACCAAGCACTTGATTCTCTCAGTCTACCGCACGGGAATGACTTACCTCCACATCTCTGTAAAAAATAGCCAGTGGAGTCGCTACAAGTTCCAAGCTATCACCCGCGAGCAAGCAGCTAAAGCCCTCCTCGACATCCGCGCAGCCAAACGCGCAGCCAAGAGAGTAGAGGCTGAAGCCCTTGTTTCTGTCGCTTCTTACCTCTAAAAAAAATCACTTTAATAGCAAAATAGTTCTTGCATCAACCCCAAATCTAAAGTATAATTGCCTCGTTATGAAAAACACCACTACCACTACCACTACCCGCTTCGATCACGCCCTCTATGGACTCAGTGACGAAGACCTCAAGACTAAGCTCACCAATCGCGTGGTGACTTACTTCAACACCGACGAATCCTCTGTTAAGAATGACGGAGTTCGTCAGTTCGTGATCAAGTCTATCGACTACACTGGTCACGCCAAAGGCTCAGGTCGTCGCTACATCCAAGGCG